ATGCTATTTTGTAGAGTGCAAGAATATTACGAATCACCTAACCCACAATTCAGAGGTAAGAACTTTAGTATTTGGGATTACATTGAATGGTATAGTAGAGAGCATAGGGATGTATTTACTTATACATACGATTGGGGTGGGTTCAACATACCATTGAAAACTGCTTGGGATTGTTATGAGAAGTTAAGAGAGCATGAATCACCATACGATGAAGTTATGGAAAGTATTATTAGAACTATCGAATTAAAGATGTTTTATAAAAAGAATACTCGTAACTGGAACGCTTATATTATCGGAGCAGACTCTACTGAAAGTGATACATTTGAGCACGAAATTTGTCATGGTTTGTACGCAACTAACAAAGAGTATAAACAATTGGTAGATGAGATTACTGAAACCATTTCAACGAAGGACTATCTTACATTCAAAAACAATTTGATTAAGATGGGTTATACTGACGGTGTAATTAATGATGAGATTCAGGCATATCTAAGCACTAACTACGAATATACCAAATTCAGTAAAGGAGTGAGTAAGAAAGTATGTAAAGTATTACATAAAGAGTATCAAAAGGTATTCAACAAATATTTATAGGTATGGATGGATTAACAATTTTAGCAATATGGGTACTACTTAGTTTCCCAATTGTAAGACACGTAAACAAAAGAATGGAGGAACTGGATGATGAGCTTAGATATAGAACATCATTTCAATTAGTTTTATTTGTTAGAGCTCAATTTGAAGTACCAAAATTCTATTTATATAAAATAGCTAAACTAATATCAAGATGAAAAATAAAAAATTAACAGCTAGTGATAAAGGTATGTTAGTAAATGAGCAACGATTTTCAATGATTGTTCTATTATGTAATATATTAGATGCCGAAGATGGAGTGCATGATGCAGTTAAATCTGCAGTAGCTGCATCTTTACTTAATATGATTGAAATGAGTTTCATTCCGGAGGATGATGATGTATTCGCTGATTTGATTAACTATTCAATTGATAATTTTTGTAAGAGTGTAGAAGAAAAAACAGGTATGGTGGACTACCGTTCTACTCTTGGTGAAAGTGTAGCAATTGCTAAACAAATAGTAGATAAAGTAAATGAAAAGGCTAGAAGGATTAAAGAAGCTGATGAAATACTTAAAAATATTTGTTTAAACTAATATTTATATAAAACAAAATAATATGCTTTCAACAAATGCAATACTAAATGCTAGTATAATAGAAACTCCCGAAGGTGAGGAAAATATTATACAAATATCAAATGATAATACCACATATCTACAATCTGATGTTAGGTGGGTTATGGATTATTACGGTCCAACTGGAAGACCAAGCAAATATGGTATGGTTAGGAATGTAGAACAAAAAGATTTTCAAAAAATAATTGAAAATAATATAGAGTTCAAAATTCAAAAATCCGATTCTAATGAATTGGTTCTACACTATATCCAAAAACCTGAATAACATGCAAACATTAAGAGTAGTAAACAAAAGTATGGTGGGTGAGCTGGAGCACGCTGTATTACAAAATGTAGAAACGAATTCTATATACGAATTCTCTACTATTATCGGAGAATCAATTGAAGATAATAACATATCACATCCAATCATTCAAAGAATATTAAACAATGGACATGTAGTACAGGCATCCATTGATGAAAATGGTGTTACTTTACACTTCTAATTATGAAAAAAATGTTACGAAAATTGGATAGATGGTTTGACATCTATATCGCTTATTTTTTATACAATGGTAATAAGACTCATAGATATTATGAGTACATGCGAAATAAGTATGGGAATAATTACGAAAAACTTTAATTTGGAAAATCCAAAATAAATTCGTATATTTGAATAACAAAGAAAAAGTTATGAGAATTACAGGTATAAGCGATACCCACAATAAACACAATCAACTTAATGGTAAATTGCCAGGTGGGGATTTATTAATCCACTCTGGTGATATTACATCTTTGGGCAGAAAGCATGAGGTATGTGATTTTATCAAATGGTTTGGTAAGCAAGATTACACTTATAAAGTATTCATAGCTGGTAACCACGATATGTCTTTTGATAGGGAAAAACTATTGAGGGATAAATTGGCTCATTTTGAAGGTAGGGATAGAAACGATTACGATACTGAATGTGCTGATGGTAAGCCGGAATGGTTGACTGAAATGTTAGGTAGCTTGGATAACAATACATTCTATTTAGAGAATAGTAATATTGATATTGAAGGTATAAAGATATGGGGTTCGCCCTATTCACCATCATTTGGATATGGGTGGGGGTTCAATAAAGATAGAGGACATGATATCGCACAATGTTGGAATGAAATACCAATGGATACCGATATTGTTATTACACACAGTCCAATTTATGGATACAATGATAGAGCACTTAACACAAATCAAAATGTAGGTTGTGCTGATTTGTATCACAGATTGCACGAAGTGAAACCACACTTACACTTTGCCGGGCATATTCACGAAGGATATGGATACGGAACGATACCTTATAAAGATAGTTGGGGTGATATATACACATTCAATCCATCAACTTGTAACTTAAGATATGAAGCTATCAACAAACCAATTACTTTTGATTACGATTTTGTGAGTAGGCAGTTGGAATTTTTAATGTAGAATTATGAGAAAAGAAAAAATATGGTTGTACTTAGATGATGTAAGGACACCAACGGATGATAGATGGCAAGTTGTTAGGAGTTACGATGAATTTGTAGCTCATATCAAAATGAATGGATTGGAGAATTATGAAACAATATCATTAGACCACGATTTGGGTGATACTGCTATGAAAGAATATTATAACAATGTTCACCCAAACTACACATTGGATTATAATAACATAACCGAAAAGACTGGACTTGATTGTTGTAAGTTTTTGGTGGCGGAAAGTATGAATACAAAAATACCTTTACCACAAATTTATGTACATTCAGCTAATCCAATTGGTAGTGGAAATATGATGGGATATATAAACAATTACTTTATGAATTGTAGAATGCCTCAAACCTGTATAAGAATAAAAGTAGAACACACAATATAATAAACTATACTAAAAAATGTTATGATAAATTGGTTAAAAAACAAATTGATTCCACCTTACAAACCAAATCAAAAAGAACAATTGATTTTGGATATAGTAAACAATTTATGTGAGCAATCGGATACTGATATTCTAATGGCTCCTCTTAGTGGTAGATACTATATTATTAATAAGAGGTTGGAGTATTGGGTAAGATTGTGGGATGATGGTATTACAATTACTAATCACAAATTCACATTCAGTAATACAGCTTTACAATCGTTTCAGGCAATTGTAATTAAAATTGTAGAAAAAGCAATTGAAAAAAGTAGAGATGAATTTGAAACTGCAGTTTTTCAAAATGAAGTTGAACTATTGGAGAATATAGTAGTTAATATCAAAAGTAAAAAGTAAGCATAATTGATTGATTATCAATGGGTTATAATATATTGATTATCAATGGGTTATGTATATAAAAATTTATAATATACCTTTTGATATAAGTACCTTAACTGCATATTTGAGGGGAAATTTGGGGTGTTTCTGTTAGTTTTAAGCCCTAATTTACTACTATATATCCTAAATTATTTATAAAAAACCCGAAAAATACCTGAAAAAAGTTTTGGTATATTCGGGTTTTTTTCGTACATTTACTTCGTAATAAAAGTTAAAAATATGAAAAATTCAGTTCAATTGCCTGATTCATTTGTTAAAGGTCTTATTGTTAATGTGCATGTTTCCCTTAATGGTAAGACGGGAACTAAGCAATTAAAAGTATGTATGGTAAAGACCCGTTCAATCACTTTCATTGAGGTTGATAGGGAAAACCGCCAAAACATTTTCCGAAAGGTAGACCTTAAGGATATTGTAGAATTCAGACCTACGGCTATTTGTGAAATTACTGTTAGGGATGGTATCTTACCTGTTAAGTGGGAAAGTTCTTGGGATAGTATCGGACAACCATCTAATTCAGTACAAAATTATGGTAGATTTGCACAAGCCGCTAAACCACAATTTAGTAATGGATACGGATGGGCTCCAAAGTTACCATCAACAACAAATTCGGCATCTGGATTTCCAATGGTATAAAATTTAAGATATGAAAGTTAATGTAAACAAATTAGAAATGACAAGTTGTACTAAATGTGGAGGTGATATGCCACTTTTACGCTACACTAAGTATGGATATAAAAGTTGTGTTAATTGTAGTACGGAACAAAGAGTAGGTGGAGTAGCAATCGCTAATCATAAAACAGGCAATGAAATTCAGATTATGCCAATGGAGGATGCAGCTAGATTGTATAGATTATCACAACGTAGTGGGTATGGTGTAATGAAAGGAATGAAACATAATTAAAAGTAAGATATGAAGTTAGAAACAATTTACAAAAAAACTAAGACAGGGGCAACCCAAGAGTGGACAATCGAAGTATCGGATAATAAGTACCGAACATATAGCGGACAAGTTGGTGGCCAAATTACTACAAATGCATGGACTGTAGTATATGGTAAGAATACTGGTAAAGCAAATGGTACTACCGATGAGGAGCAAGCACTTAAAGAAGCTATTGCTAAACGAACAAAAAAATTAGAGAGTGGTTACTTTGAAAGTATTATTAACATTGATACCAAACAATACTTTGAACCAATGTTAGCAGCTAAGTGGGAGGATTATAAAGATAAGATTCAATATCCTATCTATTCGCAGGCTAAGTTGGATGGTATTCGTTGTATCCTAACAAAAGATGGGATGTTTAGTAGGAATGGTAAACCAATCATTTCAGCACCACACATCTTTGATTCAGTAAAGCCACTATTCGAAACAAATCCTGATTTGATATTCGATGGTGAGTTATATGCTGATAAGTTCGCTAATGATTTCAATAAGATTGTATCGTTGGTTAAGAAAACAAAACCAACTGCGGATGACCTTAAAGAAAGTAAAGAGCTGATTGAATATCACATTTACGATTTACCAAGCTCAAACAAAAACTTTATACAAAGAGCATACGATTTGGCTATACTATTCGAAACCCGTTCAGAGTTACATCCACATTGTAGAATCGTTGAAACATATAAAGTTCCAAGCGAAGATGTAGTTACTGAATTGTATGAAAAATATGTAGAGGAAGGGTATGAAGGCCAAATGTTACGATTGGATGGTAAGTATGAGAATAAGAGAAGTAAAAACCTATTGAAGCATAAATCATTTGTGGATGAGGAATATACTATCTTAGATATTTGTGAGGGTGAAGGTAACCGAACTGGAACTGCTGGTTATATGGTATTTGAAACAGCTGACGGTAAACCATTCAAATCAAATGTGAAAGGGACATGGGAGCAAACGGCTGAAATGTTAAAGAACAAAAAGCAATTGATAGGTAAACAGGCAACGATTAAGTATTTCAACTTAACGCCGGATGGTATTCCTCGTTTTCCATTTGTTATTAATATTGATAGAAATAGTTACGAATAGTGATATACATTATAACATACATAGTTGCACTTTCAATACTATACACAATTGTAGGATGGAAACGAATTTGGAAACGTATCCTAATGTATGGTGATAAAAAGTATTGGACAGATTACAATATAATTGAATTAGCAGCTTGGATGGCAAAAGCAATCATTATAGTACCCGGTCTATTGTTTGGTGTTGAGGTATGGTGGGGACACTTTATAACATTGGCAACATCATCTCTTTTGATTTGGGCATCAATGAGAAAGAATTTACCTACACTAATTATTTTTAATTCATTGTGGGTTATTATATCATTGACCGTTCTTATAAGGTACTTTTTAACATAGATTTGGTAGTCTCAGGAATATTTCGTATATTTGTATAAATAAAATTTAAAAGATTAAAAGATGAACGTAAAACAGGCATTAAAAGTAAAGAACAAATTGGTTACTGATTTGAAGGCTCAATACCAAATCCTTCAAAAGTATAACTCAATTGAGGAAGGTAACCCTCGTAGATATTCAATGAAGGATACATTGGATAAAATCACAAACCTATCAAATGAATTGGTAGAGTTAAAGGCACGAATCCATACAGCAAATCAACCTGTATATCACCAAATCTTTGCATTGGCAGAGTTAAAAGGAATCGTAAAGGAATTAAAGAAAGTTCCAACCGATGAAGGTAAGCAGACTGAAAGGTATGGTAGTGTGGCTTCAATAAAAGAAGTAGAATTGAATATTGTGGATATTGAAAAAATTGTAGCAGACCTTCAAATTAAAATTGAAGAATATCAAAACGAATTGGATATTCATAATGCAAATACCCAAATCTAAAAATATTGAGTGAGTGGGGGTGATGAAGTTTATTTAATATCGTCTTACAATTCAACTATGATGCCAAATAGCGGATGAACGAATAAGATAATGAATAATTAACAAACTTCAACAATATTAGGGTCTCTTGTCGGCGATTTCAATACAATCAAACCTCTCTGAAAGCGGACTATCTTATTTAAACCGATTCATTCTCACAAACTCAACCTTATTGATTAATTAAAACAAAATAATATGATAAAATTCCTAAAAAAGTACAAAGAACAAATCTTCAATATTATTACGATATTTTTGATTTTAGAATTCGCAATTTACCCTGGCCTTACAACTGCTAATACATTCTATAATATTATGGCAGGTATTGGGCTATTACTATTGATTGTATGGGGTGGGTTATCACTTTACAATTATGTAAGGAGTGATGAAGGTGGTTTGATTGATAAAGATGAATTGGATGAAGCACAAAAAATGTATGATGCTAAAACCAAAGAAATGTTGGAATCTGAATTAGGGCCTGTTATTGATGAAATGGCTAAGGAGGTATTATCAAAACCAAAACGTAAACCAAAGGCAACTAAATCTGAATTTCCAGTAGAATCACATGCTAAGACTGTAAAAAAATCCGTAACTAAAAAAACAAAATAATATGGCATTCGAATCGTTTGAGGACAGATATGCACGACAAATGAAGGAGCGTGAAGAACAAATACAACAACAAAAATTAGAACAACAATTAAAATTTAAAAAAATGATTAAAACAATCGTAGGTAGTGTAGTAGGTTTTATCCTATTAGTAGTATTATTCAATTCGTGTGAGAGAATTGATGCAGGACATGTTGGTGTAAAAGTAAACCAATATGGTGATAACAAAGGTGTGGATGATGTAGTAGCAGTAACTGGTATGGTATTTTACAATCCACTTACAACAAAAGTATATGAGTTCCCTACATTCATTCAACATAAAGAATACAAAGATGAGAATTCATTCGTAGTAAATAGCAAGGATGGTTCGGAGTTTAGCGTATCACCTATTATGAACTATTCAGTACAAAGAGAGAAAGTACCTTCTATCTTTAGTAAGTATCGTAGACCATTAGAAGATATTGAGGAAGGATTCTTAAAAACAGCAGTGTATGATGCATTCAGATTAGCAACTAACAAATATACGGCTGATGAATTGATTAGTAATAGAGCAGTATTTGAAGTAGAGGTTCGTAGATTATTAGATGCACAATTATTAAAAGAGGGATTTATTATCAATCAGTTTACATCTAACTTAATTTATCCTGAAACATTTAAGAAATCCATTGAAGCTAAGAACAATGCAGTTCAAGCTGCATTGAGAGCAGAGAATGAAGTTAAAACGGCTGAAGCACAGGCGAAGATTAAAGTAGCAACGGCTGAAGGTAACGCTCAGGCATTATTAACATCGGCAAAAGCTGAAGCTGAAGCAAATAGGATGAAGCAACAAACATTGACACCATTACTTATTCAATTAGAATATGTAAACAAATGGGATGGTAAGTTGCCTGTATATGGAACTGTACCACAACTGTTCAAAAATATTCAATAAAATAATAGTACGGAAAAGTCTTGGTGATATCAGGACTTTTTCGTATATTTGTAATTACTAACAATTAAAAATAAGCATGGAGGCTTAAAACTTATGAAGTGTATTAAATGTATTAAAGTAGCTAAGGGCTATGAGTTAGATGAAATTCGCAGAATTGATGACAAAGATGCGGAAGATAGAGTTAAAGGTGGGTATTGGAAATATGTACCAAAGAGTGAGTGGAAACTTGCAACTCGTAAAGTGAAAGTGAATGAAGTGGTTAATACAAATGAACCAACACAAGAACTTTCTATTGAGGAAAAGAAATTAAAACGTAAAAAGAATGACAAAAAGTAATAGTATAAAAATTGTTGAATTGTATCCTGAAATGTTTACATTCACAGTCAGAGATTATAAGCATAATATATTTGAGAAAGCTTATAACAAAGTATTGACTGTTGTACATAGACATTTCAAATTTACACGTTCAATCAATTACATTAAGCAAACAAACCCATATCAATATACATTTAGTATTGGTGATGGCTGGTATAAGTTAGTGTATGAGTTAGTGCATGATATTAGAATCAATGATTTAAAGAAAGGTGATTGGATTACAAAAGTAACACAATGTAAAGAAAAATTCGGAGGGTTACGATTCTATGTTACAGGTACATCGGATAAGAATTGGGCATTGATTAGAAACGCTGAACAAAAATCTTATGGTATTTGTGAAGCAACAGGTTCAGAAGTTGAAGTTGGAACATGGAACGATGGATGGATACAAACAATTTGCCGTAAAGAAGCACTTAGAAGATTTTATGATAAGAGTGATAAGGGTGAATTGGGTGGAAAACGATTTGAGGATTGTTGGAAACCATCTGTAAGAGAGCATGTTATTGAAACGCCAAAGAAAAAGAAAAAGTAATGAGTTTAGCTCAAAGAGAATTGGGTGAAACATTTCGTATAGATAAACAAAAAGAAATGAGTAGCAAACATATAGAGGTAATACGATTTGATAATGCTAAGATAGCTATAAGAGAATATCTTAATGGTTCGGTATTACCAAATGTACCAACATATCAGCCCGCAATTATCAAAATGATTGGAGCAAGATTGTTAATAGTTAATCCAGACAATAATGAGGAATACTATGATTGCCGTTATGAGGATTGTACTATTAAGAGAATGAATGGATAATGAAAAAATTATTAAGTATAGTAGCAGTTATGTTTATAGTAAACGTATCAGCACAAACCAAAAAACAATTACCGGCATTGGATACATTGCCGTATTTAACATCGGATACAACATTAAATAACTTTATGTTGCATTGGATAGGTAAACCTTATAAGTTAGGAGGTAAAACTGAAAAGGGTATTGATTGTTCGCAGTTCAATAAAAGATTATATACTGATGTATATAAACTGAATTTAGAGAATGTATGTTATAGACAATGGGCACAAACAAATAGAGTACCAAAAGATAGCTTACAAACCGGTGACCTTTTATTTTTTAGAAGTAGACAATCACCATCGGGTTGGCATTGTGGGGTTTATTTAGGGGAAACAATGTTTATACACGCAGCTAATAGGTATGAAGGTGTAAAGATTAGTTCAATGGTAGAACCAAGATATAAACAATCATATAGAGGAGCTGGTAGATTAAAAAACAAATAATTTATGAAAGAAAAACTAAGAAAAGCAGTAGAAACAATCGGATACCTAGCCGTAATGGGATTCGGATTTTACATTCTATATTTTGGATTTAGAATGTTATGGATATTTTTAGAAACAATTTTAAAATAAAACAATATGTTAGCATGGATTTTACTATTCGTAATATTAGCATTCGTTGGTAAGTTAATATACGATGTACAACAAAACAAAAAGAAACCAACACAATCCGAAGATGGATTTGATGTGGATGCACTTCAAAAGTTAGCAGGTATTAAACCAAACAATCCAAACGATGAACTTCGTGAAATCTTAGTTAAGAATAATGTTCTTGCTAAAGAACAAATTGTTGGAGCTCTATTAAAAGCAGCACAAAATAGTGAGTTCCCAGCACCGGATGAATCAATCAATGTACGAACTGAAAAAGTTTATACTGTTCAAACTACATTCGAAGATAGTGACCCATTGGCATCAGTTCCAATGAGTAGAGTATCAAACGAAGCTAAACAAAAGATGGCTGAAATTGCTAAAGAGGATATCGGTAAACAATTAGAAAAAAATGTTGATAAATTTGAAGCATTGAATGGTGGACAAAAAGCATGTGGATGTGGACGAAGTGAAACAGGCTTTTGTACGGGCTTACATAGAATTCCTAAAAAAGATTGGGCAGCTGGTGTAAGGGAAATACCAGCAGAAAAACCAAAAAGAAAATATAACAAAAAACCAAAACAATAATATGGCAGAGCAACATGAATTAGCAAAACCTTTAGCAGATAGGGTATTGATTAGAGTAGAAAAGGAAGTTACAAAAACCGCAGGTGGTATTATCTTACCTGAAACCGTTGAAAGTAGAGATACTAAAATTGGAACGGTAGTTTCAGTTGGTGAGGGTATCTATACCAACGATGGGGTTAAAATTCCAATGAGTGTAAAGGTGGGTGATAAAGTTATGATGCCATTCGCTGGTTCTGCACAAAAAGTAAAATTAGGTGATGAAGATTTTCTATTATTTAGAGAGCAAGAACTTTTAATGGTAATTAGATAAAATATAAATTATGGGAACTAGAGTAAAAATAAAAACAGCAAAAGGTGATATGGTTGTTGAATTGTATGACAATGAAACGCCAATTACAGTAAATAACTTTTTAAAATTAGTAGAAAAAGGATTTTACAATGGATTAAATTTCCATAGAGTACTACCAAACTTTGTAATTCAGGGTGGATGTCCAAACAAAAATGGTACGGGTGGTCCGGGTTACACAATTCCTTGTGAGGTAACTGCACCAAAACAATTTCACGATAGAGGTGTAATGAGTATGGCACATGCCGGTAGAAACACTGGAGGTTCACAATTCTTTATTTGCCATAATAGAGCAGGTACGGCACACTTAGATGGCAATCACACTTGCTTCGGTAAAGTGATTGAAGGGTTGGATGTGATTGATGCTATTCGCCCAATGGATTCTATTGATTTAATGTTCGTATTGGATTAAATAACCTACAATATAAATGAGTAATAACAAACAAGATAAAGGTAAGTTAGCAAATAAGCTGCATCAGTTACAAAAACGATTATTTCGTATGGAATCGAATGAAGGTCACAGCGCCGATAAAGCTGGTAAACGTAAAGGTATGTTAAAACGTTTGATGGATGCACTGAAAGGTAAAGGAAAAAAACAAACTACCTTATTGGATGATATGGATTGGAAGGATGAATTCTTAGGATAAAAACAAAGCAATGATTGAATTAAAAGAATGGATTGAGGAAGGTATAACTATTGATAAGAAAAATGAAGGGTATAGGGTATTCACAATACCTACCCAGCATTTTGATATTAATGATTTGAGTGAGTTGACACCAGACCGATTTAGAGCAGAAGTTGAAAGGTATCAAAAGAATATCGAAATGCAGAATGAGTTATTAGGATTGGCATTTGGTAAAAGAGTAGAAGCTGGACTGTTTAAAGATTTGTTCAATGATTGATATATTTGGTTATATAGGTACTATATTAATTTTGTATTCATTTACAATTGAAAATATATACAAGCTCCGTTTGATTAATTCAATTGGTTCTGTATTTTGGATAATATACGGAATAGGTATTATGGCAGGACCTACTATATTGGTTAATAGCTGTGTACTTTGTATTCACACATATTGGTTTATAAAACAAAAAAATAAAAAAAGTGCTAACAATACAAAATCAACAAAAGCTATTAGGTACTAATTTGATGGGTATTTACCAGCAACGTCCAATGGTTTGGGTTGTAACTTCAATAAAGGCACACATACATCATTATGTAATTTTTATTGAGCAAACTGAATTGGGGTGGGAACGTAAAGTAGTATTAGATAGAACCTTTACTCAAAACCGAGATGGAAAGCAGTATAAGCTAGAATGCGGAAATAGTAAAGTATATTTGTTCAAAGATAGTATAAACGATATGAAAACCTTTAGTCAACATTTAGAATATTTTTTAAGTTAATATGCCACACATACCAATACCACCAACACCAACGATGTCAACACAGCAAATGCTACAAAAGATACAACAAATAAGTGCTGGGAATATCTATAATACTCCGCCTGTAATGGATGCTAAACAAATAGCCGATATAGCATTGGAGCAGGCTAAAAAGGTATTAGATGAATTTATGAAGCAAGAGCAAGAAAAAAGAAAAACTATATTAACGATTGAAAACATTGATAAGATTATTGGGTCTGATTATAATGATAGTTTAAGAGTGGCGGGAGTTAAAGAGTTGGACACACATTATGAATTCACTTTAATATACGCTCACCATAATACAATTGAAACAATACTTTTACATAGGAGACAGACATCCGATAAGAGGTATATAATGGAATATCAAGGGCAGACATTGTGGGTGACTAAAGATAGGTTAAGTACGATTGATGGAATTTTAGAATGTATGCGAGAAGTATAAAACAAAAAATATGAAAGACGAAAGATTAGAATTCCTTTCCGATGAAGTTCGTAAAGGTAACCCAATTGGATTAAGGGAAGCAATGGAAGTTGCAGAGTATCAGAGTGGATTACAAAATATGCGAAAAGCTCGTAGTGAAAGACGTGAACGAATTCTTAAATCATTAGCAGCGGTTGTGTGTTCAGCTGCAGGCGGTGTGGCATTGGTGTTAGGTGAAATTGATGATTCACCGGGTTTAGGTGGTATTGGTTTGTTTCTTATTGCGTCGTGTATGTATTTGAATTCAAAATTAGTAAATGGAAAATAAAACAATATGAGAGTAATTTATAAATACGGATTTTCACAAACAATTCAACTGCCAATTGATTCGCAAGTTTTGAAAGTTGGAATGCAAAATGGTATTATACAAATGTGGGTATTAATAGACCCAAATCAAAAACAAACATGCTATCGTAATTTTGAAATGATTGCTACGGGACATGAGTTTGAATTTGATTATTTAACCCATACCTATATTGATTCATTATTTGATGGACCATTTGTATGGCATATTTGGGAAATAAATAAAAATTAATATGAGTATAACATTTTCAAATGATTCATCCCATTTAACAATGGAAGGTAGCACAAAGGCTCAAATGAATTCCTCAATTACGATAGCAGGTAGTGGAACGAAGTTACCAATTACAATAATTGGTGAGTTCAAAGATATTCCGCCACACTTACATCAAATTTATATTCAAGCGATGTGGAATTCGTATGGCGATACCAATGTGTACAATAACACAAAGGAAGAGCCATACCCAATGACGATTAAAGAAAAACAAAGGGAGTGGAGGTTGAATAGAATTGTGGACATAATTAGTAAAGCAATATTAAAAAAATAAGTTATGGGATTAGCAGATATCCTTTTTCCAATTAAGAAAACATTTGATGATATAAACCAACCAGATGATTTGGAAAAAATACAACAAAACAATTTAGAGTTGGCACAAAAATTGAAAGAACAAGATAGATTGAAGTCGCAATATCCAATGAAACGATACCACATAGAAGTTGTATCAGGTGGAGTAATATTGCCGTACACAATTGAAGCGAGAGGGTTTGAATATAGTGAGTGTGGGACATATTATTTCTATGACTATAAATTCTTAAACGATGGCCGTAGAGAAAGAGAAATCCTTTCACATTTTCCAATAGATAAAACAATAATCAAAAAAATAGAAACACTATAATATGGATAATCAAGAAAGAAATATTGCAGTAGTATTTGTGTGTATAGCATTTGGAATGTTATTTGCTTTATTGTATGGAATGGCAACTGAATTGCATGATATACGAATGGAGTTGTGGAATATCAAAAGAGAGCATCATGTTATTGTAGAACATCAATATAAAGTAACAGCTGATACGGTTGTAGTATATAAAGAAAGGATAATCAAAAGTAAAGGAATTTCGAAGGGATATGAAAAAATGGATTAAGGAATGGAATGTTATAATAGCAGTGTATGTATTATTGGCATCCGCAATTGTGTTTCAGATGTATTACATATATCAATTGAAGCAAGAGTTAAAAATATATAAGAATGATACTAAAAAACCCTGAAAAATTTTTAAAACAATTTATACCAACAATCGAAGGTGACCTTTGGTATGTAACTGATTTGAATATAACGATGGACGAGGAGGGTACTACATACATATATAAAATGGCTACTCAAATCCCTGTTAAGAGTTCATCTAATCAGCAATATTATCATTATACTCGTAAAATGGAGCAAGAGGTTACATTAAGATTCTATGATAAAATTTATGAGTTATATTGTAGTGGACAGACATGGAGGGGATATTATGAGGACATAGATACGATGGATAAATTTACTAATAAAGTAGCAGATATGTTACCAAAATATTAATATGCTAACAATAGATAACATACAAAATATAGAAGGTAAAGAATTCCAAATGAGTAGTGGGCAGAAGTATGTAATTGGTATTGTAAGGGATTATTATGACCATTATAGTTTTGGGGTATTTCCTTTAAAAGAAAACAATGTAGCAAGTATAAAGGATGGTATTGTATATAAATTACATAGAACAAAAAAGAGTAGAAGGGGATATAAATTAGTTGCACCTCAAATGAGTTGGCAACCTTATGTGAAGCCGGAAAACTTAACCTTAGATAATTTCGTATTAGAATTACACATACAAACTGGATTATTAAATGCTTACAATAGAAAACATACATAATATAAAGTTATTGGCAAATTCATTAAGAGTGGGTGGTGAAAGGTGGCAATTAAGTAATATACAAACGGCTAGTGATTTGTACCAATTTGTGTTTACATGCATTGAATCATATCAATCCGGTGTATTAGGACGAGAATCGGTAATCAATTTATACCGAAAAGATACGATGGAATACCTTAAATTGGGTCAAAGGGTATATGAATTGAAATGTATAACCAATAATAAAAGCAGATTATTAGGTATTAATGATTTGAAAGAACCCGGCTTATTAATATATCCAATTTTAAGAGTAATACAAGGATGCTAACAATAGAAAACATAAACATAATCAATAGTAAGTTCGCAGGTACACCGGAATGGCAGATAGGTGAAATGTTTATAGGTTCACAAAACTATGTATTTCAAATCCATAAACGGGTAGGTGAGTGGACGATACAAGGAATACCGCAAGCTAGTTTAACGATACGATTGCATAGGATAAAGGCAATGGATGGGTATGTAATGGAAAGCGGATTCGTAAGGCAAAACTATTATGCCCGCTCCGTATATAGTATAGAGAATATGAAAACCATAACCGATTTTACAATGTGCTTGGACAGACATATTAAAACAATATTAAGATAATATATTCTATTCAGTCCTTGTAGTATATATCGTATCGGTGAATCGGAGTTCGGGTCGGAGGGGAAATTTTTATTGATAGTATATATTTATGAATAACGAGCTATTAATGAATAGTGAAGGTATAAACAAAACAAACGTATGAAAACAAAGAATGAATTAAAGGCCATCGTAAGAAAATGGTGGGAATATAACCAAACAATGGCACAGGTAGCGGAGGCTCGATACTTTGTTGAGCAGTTAGCGGATTGGGAATCGGAGTTTCAAAACTTTCAAAACGAAGGCTATCAAGCACCCGAAACCGATTGGGTCATCGAAAGGGCTAAGGATGTGAAGGGAGGTATAAGTTTTCGTTTAAGTTCCGGTCCTAATGTAGTGGATGGAATTCTAAATATCGAAAGTGGGGTTATGGATTTAAAGGACTTGGGTGAAGTGAATACAACGGGAAGCTTAGTATTTCGAACAGCAACAATGGATTAAAAATGATAGTAGTAATAATAGTAGTGGGATGTATGGTAGGTTGGGGAGTAGGGAATTACTTTTTGGACAGATGGCTTAATGATAACAATGATGACATTAATAAAAACTAAGATGGAAATAAATCAGCTAAGTATGGATACGCACATAGGGATACTAACAATAGGTTATATAGTATGGATAGTGGGAATGAACTGGATGTATATAAAGGAATACCTACATAACACTAAGGGAGTAATAAAGAGGGGAACAGAATGGCCAGATTAAGAAACATAAAGAATAGAATCCTAAACTGGTATAAGGAATGGCTGAATGGGGATGAGCCGGTATGGATGTTCATCTGGGTAATGCTCATTGTACTCCTATGGATTAAACTATTCCATACCGTATAAGAGAATGAATCCAAAAGATAGGATACAAAAGGATATAGAAGGACTGGAGGGATTACTCACCGGGGCTATAAGGATACAAAACCCTAAATACATGAGAATGATTAGGAAGGATATAGAGGGTTTACAAAGAGAATTAAGGATACAAAAGGTAAAGGAAAGGGGATGAATCAATCCTCTTTTTTTATGCTCTTAAATAGGGGCTAATGAGGTTACAAGGGCATCCATCAATCCGCACTTCAAGCCCATAATGATACCCACAATAATTTACCACTAAAAACATCCGAAGCGCAGAGGGGAAGCGCTCTATTCTTTTTTGATACGGAATTGGAATTGAAAACCACATCGTGTCATATTTCCCACACTATCCCACTTTCTAACACATTTTACCACTTTGGATAATAACAGGGCTTAGAATGATAGTGTAGTATATCATAAAGAGGGCATATACGGATTCATTGGCAGAGCGCAAAATTTTTCCCGATATATTTTTACACACTAGCGTAGAACTTATCCACACCGTTATCCACATGCGATTTACAAATGTAACACCGTAACTCATTGAGGCTCAGAGCTTTATCGGCTAAACGAATATACGAATTAACAAATGTAAACGAATGAGCTGTAAGTTATCCACATAGCTGGGAGTTATCCACATGAAGTAAAGATTTATGTAACAAATGTAAACTCATTGAGTCACAACACGTTACGGAAGGGAGCTGGAGCGTTAATGAAGCTAAAAAAGTTATCCACACCCCTTGACTTTCTCAGGAATATTTCGTATCTTTAAGGGAGAGGAGGGCGGGTTAAGCGTTGCACTTATTGGGGAGCCCTGATAGCCCATTGAAAATTCTCTAATGAAAACCCCAATTCGTTGAAAATATCGTAACTCAAGACGATGGCGCTTTGAAAATCCTTTAACAAAACCCCTAAAATATTATGAAAAATAGTTGTGATAAAGCTTGTTTATATCAGGAATTTGTTGTACCTTTAGGGTGAGGAGGGCGGGGTGAGCCCTTTGAGCACAGCCCTGACTCCCCGAGTGAGGCTAAAATAAATTTGGATATATCAGGAATATTTCGTATATTTGTATTATAATAAAGTATATTTATGAGAGTAACCAATAAACGAATAGGTATGAAGTTCGATTGCGGAAAGCTCTTACGATGGGCTGAGGAATTATTAGGTCCGTCCAAATGCAATACAATAGCATTCACTTGGGATAATGAAGAAGAGTCCCTAGGGTGGTATGATTGGGATAATATCATTTGGATTAACCTAGCATCTTGCAAGCGGATGATATCAGTCCAAAAGACTATTCTACACGAATGGACACATGCACAACAGACATACAGATGGTACAATCACTACCAAATGAAATACGGATATAAGAACAACCCCTACGAAATCAAAGCAAGGGAGAATGAGAAATTGGTTAAGCGGGCATATAAGAAATCAAAATAATGGGAGAGCAGATAGCTAACAATAGATGCGAGCATTGTAACGTAGTCCTACATCTAAACGAATCCGGAGAATATTATCCGGTGGTGAATCGTATGGAGAGGCATACCCTTATTAGAGGCGAATACCATCCAATAGGGAATCGGTTTCATTATCCAAGGAATTGGGGAAAAAAGAAAGGGGCTACTATACTATTAGAACATCGTATCGGAGATGTCCGTAAACAGATAGAAGATGCTCAAAGGGATTTACAGGCCCTTGAGGCTTGTTTAGCGAAAGTCAGCGAATGGGATTCAACTGAAAAATAATATATGTCCGAACAGGAAATGATTGAAAAGGCCCGTATGGTGGGTATGGATGAGGAATTGATATCGTATGCCAAACAAATACAGCGCCAATTGGGGTCCGAAGGGGATATAGCCGATTGGTTAGATTGCTTGGAGATGGCATATAACGAATTGATTATCAATGAGTTATAACTTTTTTTAAAAATAAATGGTCAGGGATTTGGTAGTCTCAGGAATTATTAGTAGTTTTACTATGTAATAAAGATTGAGAGTTATGAATCAGACAACACAAAAGTTAGTATCGGTTTTTAGTCAGGACGAATTGTCATCCATTATGACCGCAATCGGTGGGTATGTTAATACCAAGCGTAAACAGGGTAGGTCCACAGCCATTGAAACCCTAGCATTCAACAAAATCGTAGATGCCCTATTAGTATCCAATTATCTTAACGCAGAGGAGGTGGAGGTTCGTCCCGGCCGTATTGGTGTAGCGGAAGGTAAGTTATTGATAGCCAATGAGTTATAAAATGTGGGTAACTTTTTTAAAAATAATTGGTTAATCCCTTGTTTATATCAGGTATTATTCGTATGTTTACTATGTAATAAGAGATGAGAGATATGGGAATTATAAACTTTTACAATATGAATATCAGACAGTTTTACTTAGAGAATTACCCAACCGATGAGCTGGGAATTGAATTGAACGAAACCCCTACCTTTGCCGGCCTGTTGACTCAGCTGATTGTGGGTGGTGATATCTATCGCTACATTGGTGTGAGTGATAGTGTGATTAGAGAGCGATTGTTTGAAAGACTCGCTGAAGAGCTTGAAGTGAGTTACGATTATGTATATAACCTTTGGTTAAACTAAAAACCCCTTAGTATGAGAAAAATAACAAAAGAAGTAGTTTCCGCATTTTTAGAGAGAAAGCCCTTCCGTAAATCCAATATGAGTGTGGAGGCCTATGGTAATGAATTCCGATTGAAGTTGCATGGTAATAGTATCGCCAGCATCGATGAGTTGGGTGTCCTTAGTGTGAGTAACGCAGGATGGGCATCAAATACTACAAAAGAAAGATTGAATGGTATCCCTGGCGTAAGAGTTAATCAAAAGAACTGGACATGGTATTTGAATGGACAGGAGTGGGATGGTAGCTGGAAACGTATTAGTATAATTTAAACCCCTTATAAGATATGAGTAAGAAAGTAACAAAGAAAGCAGTTAAGCCGGCCAAAAAGGCAGCATCTAAGAAAGTAGTAGCTATGAACATTATCAAACATAAAAGAGTAGTATTGGAGCAAGTAGGTACGGAATCCTTACCGGATATGGTATTCATATCTTCGGCGCCGGCATGGGCTAAGACCATTGTGGGTAAAAGGTATGTGAATGTAGATAGGGCTAAAGCCATCATTGAGGCCTTAGATGCGGAGAAGCTAATCAATAAGGGTGCTAAATCAGTACTTAAGGAAATGGATGCGGCTGGTATCGTTCCTTTGGATGTAGAAAGTATTTAAAAATAAATTTGGAATACTCGGGGATTTTTCGTATCTTTGAGTATATCAATAAAGATAAAGGGTTAAGGACCACCCCTATTAATAAGATGGTCCAAACACAAAAAACCTGCCGGATTAGGATAGACCGGATTATAGTTATGGCTAAATTAAAAGCAAGAAAAGAGGTTCGTACAATTGGTAGAGGAGCCTATGAAAAACGATTAAGCAATATCTTAATCATTGAAGATGGTAAAACAATATTTGAGGTACATGATTGGCCTCAACCCGATGGTGGATATAAAGACCACATATTGGTTCACTATTGGAATGATAGTATTGTTAAATTTGCTGAGAACAATGGATATAGTGTGGTAAAACCTTATAATAAAGGTCACATAGATATATACCCATTCAGCCCACAAAAAGTACACGATGCAGTAGAATCTACTAAACGTCAATCTAAATGTATTGAAATTATAGAAAAGATAATAGCATCACAAAAATAAAGGGTTAAGGACTACCCCTATTATAAAGTAGTCCAAAATTAACAAAAACCTGGCGGTGAGAGAGGTCAACCGTATAAATTATGGCTAATAAGTCAAAAGCAGCAGCAAAGCGTGGTAACATCTACGAAACAGTATCTAACAACATCCAAAAGATTACTCGTCCATCTGGTACGGTATCTTATAGAGTGAGAGTTAGTGAAGATGGAGTTATGTATTCTCAATACGAAACTTCATTAAAGAAAGCTAAGGCGTTACGCAACAGCTGGGTAGGATAAGAAATTGAATAGAGGGACTGGTGAATAGCCGGTCCCACTATAAAAAAATCGAATATCCATATACTTATAAAAGTTACAATAAAGAGTAAACAATTTAATTTAAACAAAACAAAAGAAAGATGAAAAAAGTAATCGCAATTTTCGCAATCGCAACTACATTGGTAGCTTGTGGAGGTAAAGGTACAACTGAAGCAACAACTGATTCAACAGCAGTAGCGGTAGATTCAGCAGTAGTAACAGCTGACACCACTGCAGTAGATACAACAGCTGCAGCACCTACAACTGAAGTTAAGTAATTAGGTAGGTTAGTAATTATACTAAAGGGTATCTCAATGAGGTATCCTTTTTTTATGCCGGTCCCACTTGTACCCAATGTTCCCAACGTTCCCCTTGTTCCCTCAGCAGAAGACGTTTGCGGAGGCGTTAGATTTAGTATAGGTAACTTACAATTTATTCCAGAACTATACAAAATAACCTACAATTTAGGGTTAAACTATAAGTTATGCCGTACTGTAAAAACAGAAATCTGGAAAATCTGGTCTTGGGGTATTCCTAACTGGTTGATTATCAATGGGTGACGTAACTCATTGATTCTCAATAAACAATTTTTAAAATAATTCCCCCAGAATTTGGTAGTTTGGTAGAAACCCCCTATCTTTACTATGTAATAAATGATGAGAATATGAACACAATCTACAACAATTTCGCCGCTAGTAAAATGAGTAATAACCCTAAATTTGAGGTAGTAGTTACCTTCAAAGATTTCTTAGGTAAAACACACAATATAGTGTGTAAGAACCGTAAGAAGTTGGCTGAAGCTAATCAGTTCCTTAAATTGTTCAAAACTGAATCGGTTAAGATTAATCAGATCTTGAGTGAGTATCCGGTTAAGATGGGTAAGTTCCCTAAGAAGTACCATAAGGAAATTAAATCAGAATTGGTTTCCGCTGGTTTCGGTTCGGTATCTAATTTTTTAATTAAGTAATAAAATAAAGTATGAGTTTAACAAAACAATCAAAACAAACAAAAGAGAACGTAGAGTTCCTAAAGAGCCTAAGTGGTGAGAGATTCTTCTTCAGAGGTCAACACCCTGATAAGAGAACGGATAAAGAGTGGGTAGCGTATATGAATAAGAAGTATCCGCACCTTAAGTGGAATGGTAAAGAATAATTAAAAATAATTGATTATTCTCTTGGATTTCTCAGGAATTATGCCTACATTTATAAAGTAATAAAAGATAAGATATGAATAACCCCTTAATTGAAATTAACGAAAGCTCCCTAGGTGGAGATGTGTTTTATGGTTCAATCCGAATCAATGGTGAGAAAGTTAGTGTGAGTAACCTAACTAAATTAGGTGAAAAGCACCGATTCCGTTACACAGCCAAAGCTAAGGCTGGATTCCCAGTCATTGGTGATATTGAATGTACTCCTGAGCAGTTACCTTACTACCTAAGTAAGAATACCACTGTGGTACAAATGGAGAGAGTAATCTCTGGAATAAATGGTGATAGCTCTTATTGGTTCAATGTTCTAACTACCAAAGGTGGTAAATGGAATTCAATCGATAAGAACATCTTAGAAAACTTAGAGGTGGGTGATATGCACCGAGCGTTCCCTAAGATGATTGACTGGAACATTTGGAAATTCAATAACACTAAGTTCCACTCTTGTAAATCATTCGTTCAAAATCAAGCCGCTTAATTAAACCCCTTATATATGAAAAATTATCAAATACTTTTAACCGCTATTGGTTCGTTCTTTGTGGGTGTTACTATCCTTAATGGTACAGCCCAGCAATATGTACATTTCGCTGGTCCTGAAAATGAATTGGGATGTGCTGTAATCGCCCTTACTATGGGTACATTGTGTATCTTCGGATTAGATTGGAAAGGATTAGTTAGTTACTTAAACAAATAAGATATGAGAATAGATGGTGATACTTTGGTACTAATACGCTCAGAGTTTGGTGAGTTTGACCTATCCCAAGTGTGTGGAGGCTCAAACGATGTGTACCTTCGATTTGGTTATTGGAGGCGAGTAAACCTACAAAAGCTTCAGGAGCTGGTAGGTAGTGGTATCCGAGTTGTGGAGGACGATATCGATGACGATGACTGTGGTACACTATACAGCTACAAGCTAAAATAATTTAAAAATATTTTCAATACCTCTTGTTTATATCAGGATTATTTCGTATGTTTACTATGTAATAAGAAATAAGGATATGAGAGATATATTTTACATCGATGGGCTGGGTTGGGTGAGAGAAATCACTATCAACCGAATAAATGAGAATGGAGTGCCCGAACCCTATACTGAATACGAAATCGTTAAACCCCTTTAATATGAATATCACTGTTTTAGTTTCCGCTCAATACTATGAGAACTATTCCGATACGGCTACCCCTTATTGGAAGCCCAAAGGTGGAGTGGACTTCTCCTTTCCCGTTGATTCGGACTTGTTGATGTACGCTCCCCAAGGTGCGTTGGAATCCGCCCTTGGTAGATTGGTGGAGGCCCAAAGTAATGGGTATGCCCGATATGAGTACCTATCCCATGAGGTTAAGTTCTCCGAGCCCAAAGTGGTGGAGGGCCTTGGTAGAGAGCTTGAAAGAGCTTGGGAACTGGCTAGTGTAAATAACTAAAAAATATTTTTAATTTCTCTTGTTTATATCAAGTATAATTCGTATGTTTATACTGTAATAAGAGTTAAACCCCTAAAAACCCCTTATATGAGTAATCTAAAAATTCAAATCCAAGGTACTGTTTATCAGATAACTGAAAAGGCCTTCCGTACTACCGGCTGGAATAGAGAGCCAATCACCCCTTACTTCTATGTATCCTATGTGGCTGCTGGACAGCTGGTAAAACAATGGGTAAAAAAGAACTTCCCTAATGTGGTATGTAGAGTAAAAGGTGATTCCTTCGCTGGTGGTAACTCTATGCATGTGAATGTGAGTAACCCCGATGGGACCCCTATTCCACAAGCGGACTATGAAGCTATAAATAATTTCGCTAATCTATTTGAGTATGGTAGGTACAATGGTCAGGAGGACCTATATGAGAACTATGAGAACTCTGGACTCCGTACAGACAATGGTACTGAACTACAAGCGGGCGTTAAGTATGTAAGTGTAGATAATCGCCCTTCCTTCGGTACTGTGGAATGGGCTAGATACGAATTGGGTTGTGGTAGACCCGTTTCCGATATAAGTAGATATTGTGACCCTAAAATCGTTCAAAAGGCTATGGGCCTCAAATAAGGGGGGGGACTACTCCCCTGGCAGATGACCCTCTTATGTTCTGAAGGTAGATACCGGATATGGGTGAGTAGCCTGTATAGGTGTGTGGTGTGGAGGCGGCTGTGTGTGGATTCGCATGGGTGTGAGTATTCGGGGTACCAGGGGGGACTGAATTACTTGGAACTCAAGGAATTTTGCGATGACCCGCCCACGTCTGACCCTTTCACGTATCGAGCGTAATTTTTTCGGGTATAGGATTTTTATAGGGTAAGGTAGTACCTAGCTCTTATTATTGGATGGGTGGGTATCAATTTAGCCCTTTCCCTTTTAGCGTATATTAGACCCCCTTATTTTGAGAGGTTTTGGGATGGGATGGGTATTTGGATGGTTCGGAGGATTGAGGGGCTTATAAGGGAAATAAAGCCCCTAATATGTAAAGGGTTGATTTTCAATGGTTTATAACTCGTTGATTATCAATAAACAATTTTCTTCCAGTATTTGGAATTCTCAGGTATTATTCGTATTTTTACTATGTAACAAAACAAAGAAAATGAAAAACAATGTAAACAAAGGTGGTGGTTCAAATCCTTACTTAGATGGATTAAAAGCGAAAGTGGAGGCCGATAAAGCCGTTTCTCTATTAAGTGGATACTTTAAGGGTAAGGTTACTCAATTGGGTAAGAAACAATTATATAAGGTGGAGGGTTTAAATCCTTTCTTCGTACTAATTACTTCTGCTCCATCTAACCTTAAGTTGGATAAGGTCCTTAAGGGATTGATGAAAGAGAATGGTTCGTTACCTTTCTATATTATCTTCACCCGTACCTTATCGGATTACCCAACCAACCCAAAGACGGTTCAAGCTTACTATTCTAAGTTGAGAATTATCAATAAGAGTAAGGGTAAGTTTAGAGGTTCGATTATTGGTATAGAGGAATTGACATCTAAGATGGTGGATATGAAGAAGGGTGTAAGGATTCCTTTGAGTATTGATAGAGTTAAAGATGCTCCTTCCGTATTGGGATTGGATTCCTATATTAAAGAGAAGTTTGGTTTAACTCCTAAAACCGCTCAATCGATTATCCAAACTATTAAGAATCATTATAGTATTATATAAACAAATAAAAATTAAAGTTATGAAAAGTTTTAAAATTAGAGAGAACCTTATCCACATTGATGGCGTACTATACGGCCCTACCCCTACGGATGTAAAGATTAAGGGTAAGTCCGGTACGATACAATCTATTAGTGTTCCCAATAGAGGTCAATACTTTCCTTATTCGGGTACATTCATTGATTCTTCCCTTCCGGTTACCGATGATTCAACCGGCATTGTGGAAGATACTAAACCCCTTAAGAAACCCCGTAAAACAAAGTAGTATGATTACTTCATTTATTATAGTAATGATATCCTTACTTAATATGTTATTGGCATTCGCTATGGTATATACGTTTGAGGATGTGAAGGTATTAGAGAGTAAGGTATTCCGTTTATTCATTCTTATACCACCTGTATCTATTACTATATTCTTTTGTGTAGCTATATATGGTATCGTATATAGTTTATATTATTTATTGTCCAATTATTTAAAATAAAACCCCTTATCACTATGAGTACTATTAAACAATTTGATGATGTCCAAGCTTATGAAGAACTACAAAAACGTAGAGAGCAGACTATGTTAGACCCGAAGTATCAACAATGGGTTAAAGAGTTACACATTTCTCAATCGTATGTAGAGCCGGATGGTATGATACGAGCGGCTGAAATAAATTCTCAATACGACTTTTCGGGCAGTACATCGAAATCCTCAATTCTTAACTTCTTAAAGATTAAAGGTATATGGAGTTAGTAATAGATGGTATAACCAAATTAATATATCGTACCTATCACGGACGTAAGATAGAGGATATCCGTATTGATAAAAGAGAACCCAATACAAATTCTTCATCCTATGTTTTTACCTTTCCTCCAATTGATAGTCCGTTAGATGGATGGAATAGAAAGATGGAAGTTTACCTTTGTAAATTCCCTACACCGGATGAGAAGTATGAATTATTCGTTATGGGATTGCATGGAGTGACTTGTTATTATTTGGAAAGGGATGAAATTAAAGATTTTGAAAAGTTCCATAACTATATGGTATCAACTATGTTTAAAGCTAAATTTTATTGGGAATCATGTTAACAATTGTAAACATATTAAAGTTAGAAGGTCAAACCCTATTAAGTGATTGGAAAATCCAATTGGTATATGAAACTACACATAATAATTGCTATGTGTTTGAGATAGTTAGGGATTTAGGATTGGGACAGGGATTGGCAATCAGACGTAAGATTATGTTGGAAAGGGAAGGTAGGAGGATATTCGGACAGCCTGATTTATCTTATTTCTTCATAAAGGATTCACAACGAACTAATGTATGTGTTTCCGCTAACTACATAGCCGATAAAGATAATATGATATCACAATTAGAAAACATCTTACAAAAGTATAAAGATTTATAATATGCTAAAGATAGAAAATATAGTAGATTTAAATGGTTCGGTATGTGGAGGATTCGAACTATCACATTGCGCTTTTTTGGAGAACGGCTCTAACTTAGTAAGAGATGCTCACTACCAAATACAATTCGATAAGTGTCCACCTCAAGGTAATGCTAAGGCAGCATGTTTAACTATTGGTGCTAACTCCGATGGGAATGGTAGATACTTTTGTAAATTATACTATGCAACAACGGATAATGTAATATGGCAGGAGTGGTTGGATATAAGTGTACTTCGTAAAAGAAACGGATTACTAAGTTCAATGGCGAATAAGATTCATTTACACATAAACCGAATATAGAATGCTAACAATACAAAATATAGAAAACCTAAAAGGGATGAACTTGGGTTATTGGAAAGTGAGTGATACTGAAGCCAGTAGACCTACTAAGTGGTTAATGACTGAACACTATTGTATTAGAGTACATAGAGGTGGTGAGGCGGCTGCTATCCTAATTTGGAGAAACATAAACCCCTTAACCAAACAATATCATGTAAATGTATGTTATGATGATTTTACCAATGTGATATACGAAGGTGCCTTTTCTAAGCAGGTGATTCAAGATAAAGGACACTTTTTATCCCATATAATGGGGCATATAAAAGCTGAATACTACTTAAGAAAACAAAAATAGAATATGTTACAATTACAAAATATAGATAAGTTGATAGGAACATCAATAGTGAATTGGGCATGTGTAAACGTATCCGATGCTATGGGTACATACTTAATTACTTTTAAGCCATACGGAAATTCAATCTATACGGCAGAGTTTCTATTGAATAGGGATGATTCCCATTTAAAAGGAATGTATAGAGTGAATGGTATATTATACGAATCAACTGGATTGGGTAATGTGAATATTGGTAACTTCGATATGCATGTAACCCGAGCCGAACTACAAACACCAATGGAATTTATGAGAATCCTAACACGTCCTCTTAGAGTATTCGAAAAGGATATGGAAGTAAACATTCAAAGAAAAATGTTTAATACTTCTTCCCTATCATCTAATAAGTTTGTTGGTAGAGGAGCACCAACATCTCCATTTAGTAAACCGATTTCATCTCTACCACCAACATTAAATAGTGTACCGGATTGGTATGTAGATGAACCTAAAAAACTTAGTAGATGGGAAAGGATTAAGAATAAGGTATTGGATATTCTATTCCCAATCAAAGAAACAATTGCGGACATAAAACCCAAACCCAAACTAAGGGCTAAAAAAGCAGCATACTAATACATAATATGAAACTAATAATACAAAACTATAAAGCAGTAATAGGTACTATGTTACATCAGGAGAGATTCGTATGTACTAAGGCAGAAGAAACCCCTACTAACTACCGATTTCAATTCCGAGACGATGGAAGTCCGCAACTTCGTATGTTATGGATTGAAGTCCGTAGATTCGGGCAATGGGATGCCAACGATGGTGGTAATTGGGTATATCGATTAAACTACCTAAATCAAGGTGTAGCCTTACATATAGTAACTGCTCAATGGTTTGGTAAGATAACGAATGTAATGAGAACCTTTAGGGATTGCTTGGAAAAATCACTTTAGAATATGAGTATAATGAGAACAAAAGGAATGGGAAAGGTAGTGATTACCTCTACACCAATTTCCGCTGGAAGCTGGGCGGCTAAGTACTATCAACAAAATCAAACCCAAAAAAATCCTAACTTCGACACGATTGGGAAGTTAGTGATACAAAACTATGCAAAGGATTTGGGTAGTGGTGTATTTTGGGGATGGGATGTTATTTCCGCTGATGAGATGGATGATGTGTATTTATTCCAATTACGAAACCGAGAGAATTCAAAGTTACGGGTTTATATTACTTTAGGTAGAGAGTTACAAACTTCCGATTTAGAGAACAACCTATACCAATTGTATCAATGTTATATGCATGATGATGATGGGAATTGGGAAGAAAGATTTTGGTTGGATGGTAAGGATATTAATCATAAAACATTTTGGGGAAAAATAGAAACAATTGTAGATAAACATCATCCGTTATATCCATTTTAATTATGCTACGAATAGAGAACTTTAATAAGATACAAAAACGTTGGTTTGGCGATTGGCAAATTGGTAGAACCGATGAGGGTAACGCATATTATGCTTTAAACGCCAAACATAAAGATGGTAAGAGAAGTGTAACGGTTGTTATATTTAAAGAAGATAAGTTAGATACGGAATTTGCCGAAACTGCTTATAGTATATCTCTTATAGATGATACGGTTGGAATCTCATCTCAAATTGATGATATTATATATAAAGCAGTATTAGAAGATATGGAATTATTTGGAGAATCATTAGTACATTATTTAAACACAATATAGAATATGAAAAAAGAAAAAGCAATTATAGTTAGTGGGTACTTTAATCCCCTACACAAAGGACACTTAGAGTTATTTAAAAAAGCTAAATCACAAGCCGATAAGTTATGGGTAATCGTTAATTCGGATTTCCAAAGAGAATTAAAAGGTTCTAAAGAGTTCATGTCCGATACTGAGCGATTAGAAATAGTAAAGGCGATTAAGTGGGTTGATTATGCATTAATCTCGTCCGATAGAGATAGAACTCAATGTTATACCTTACAACAATTTCACGAAATGTTTTCGGATAAATATGATTTGGCATTTGCCAATGGTGGAGACCAAAACAATGATACCATTCCTGAAAGAGAAGTTTGTGAGAGATTGGGTATAGAACTATTAGATGGTTTGGGTGATAAAATACAAAGTAGTAGTTGGTTACTGAAAGCAGACCTAAAAGAGAAAACAAAACGTTACTTTGAGTTATTTGCATCAAAGAATGTTAAAGGATTGGAAAATGAAATTTATGCAGATAATATTTTCCTTAGAGATTGGAATGGTGAATGGAGAGGTAAACAGGCAGTTTTGGAGATGAATGAAAATCTTTTTGAAAGTGAATTCCAAATTACTAATATAGAAATCAAACAGGCAGATAATACAACTTTAGTACAATTTGATTTACACATAGCAGATACCATTCTAAAAGTTGTGGATGTGATTGATTGGAACGAAAATGGAAAGATAGAAAGAATCTTAGCATATAATGGATAAAAAGAAAGGGAGTGTTTAACTCCCTTTTTCTTTTGAATACCTTGTGATTTATTATAACTTATTAAAATTTATTTCCGCAGTGTGGGCAGAACTTAAAAGATGATTTCTTTCTTTTAGCTCCACAATTTCCACAATAGTTTACACCTACTTCTTCTGCTGTATATTGTTTTTGTGATGTTGGTAAAATCTGCCAAACAACATTCCAAAACGAAAACTGATTGAATGTTTTGTTTGTATGTTGGAATGTTTGTTCTGAACTATCACCCTTTTCAGTTGTACCTGTTTCTACTTTATTAGATAGATTTCTAATGTTTGGACCTTCAAATGTATTAGTGGTTAAACTAGCATTATAGAATGTGCTTGTTGATGTAGTTGCGGTACCTGATGTTAAACTATTCACACCAGTTGTAGTAAATGTTATTGGATTTCCATTAACTGTATGCGTTGAGTATGTGAAACTAGGACTTCCATAAATGGTTCTATTTGGGAATGTTGGTTTGTATTCTGAATAGAACTCAATCTCCACATATCCGTTATTTCTAATCGCATCCTGAACCTCTGTATTATTTCCATTAACTACATAGGTTGAGTATTTAAACTTGTTAGGCGAGTCCAAAAAGCGTTCTAAGAACACTCTTTCACCCCTTCTAAGAACTATACCGCCGCCGGCAATATAATCCCCATCGATTTTAATTTTTGCCAATACTACCTCTTGTGAAGGATTGAATAGCTCAATTTCGTATTCATCTCCATCGGAGAGATATACTTGTCCATCAAATTGTTTGATTCTTTTTTTACCTTTCGTAATGAAGGCTTCTGGTCTTTTTGTAGCAGACCATGTGTTTGTAATGTTGTACATAATTGTCTTGTTTTTGTTTGTTTATTTAAGCCTTTATTCGTTGAGGGTTTTATTTTCAACTCGAATGTTTCTAAGAACACTAAAGGATTAACCACAAGGTTTCGTATATAAATATGTATTAAAAATAAAATTGTATTATTTAAAGAACCTTTTTTGACATATTAGGAAAATACAATTTTTATTGGTTTTTTACAATTCGGGCGTATATTTATATTAAAATAATATAATATATGATAAACTTACTTATAGCCCTTACATTAATGTGTAGCTCTTTAGGAGCAGTAATTTCTAAAACAACAAAGGAGTATGGATTCCGCAAACACAGAGAACATACTGAACCATTAAAGTTGGATTAACTTAATAATATTGTTGACAGTATCATCATCCACCATAACTTCGATATAAGGGATGTTATGGGCATCTAATGAGGATTGTATCAGATTATCCAATTCAATTGATTCAGCCAAACTCTGATACCTTTCAGCATCATTATGTTCACCTTCTGTATTTCTTTTTAGGATGATATTGAGATTATCGTATTGATTGAATATGGATAGAACCATATCATCAAATTCCTTTCCGTATAATTTAGCAGGATATGTATCTGAATTATTGTAGTAATTTTTATAAACCAAACTCAATAGTATTGGTGAATCAACAATTATGTATTTTACTTTACCATACGATTTAGCTATCCCTCTATGTTGATTAGCTACCACATATAATTGGTCACCAATCGCTTCTTTATTCTTATCCCATGCCAACACATTAGGAAACTCATAAGGAGCATCACAACTAATATGTTTCTTCTTAAGTTTATATGTTAAGCCGGCAGCGATAGAAGATTTTCCAATGCCAGGTCCACCAAATAGATTTATAATTTTACTCATAACACAAAGGTACGAAAATTTTATTAAAAGGCAAAATAAAAGGGGAGTTTTTATTCTCCCCTTTTTATTATTAGTTAAAGATGTATCTAACACCTAACTGAATTTGGTAACGAGAACCAAATCCTACGTTATCTCTAAATGAATCAGTATAAGGAACTTTATTTCTTCCATCCAAATAAGGGAATGAGAAGATTGGAGTTTTACCATCAGCATCCAATTTAACGAAGTTAAGTGGAGTCATAGTTGTTGGGATTTTTTGGATACCTAACTCACTACTGATTAAGTTAGTGAAGTTATAGATATCAGCAGTAAATCTCAATGTATGTTTTGAATCTTTATATTTGATATAGAAATCTTGCGTAAAGTTCAAATCCATTCTATGAACCCAAGGTAATATCAATGCTTGCCTTTCAGCAAACTGACCTCTACGAGAGTTTAAGTAAGGATTGCCTGAAATGAAAGCATCTAATTGATTCCACAATTCTGCTTGTGTTCTTGTATCAGCTACACCACCTACTGCAGCTGCGTTAGTTAATTTGATTTGAGATGCATCTTTAGGAACGAAGATTAAATCGTTACCATTGAAACCATCGTTATTCAAATCACCTGCGTATGTGTATGATAGAGAAGATTGTGGAGCGTTAGGAGAAGCTTCATACAATAATGCGAATGAAGTTCTTGTGTTCTTAATAAATTCTTTACCATAATTCATACTAGCAATAATTCTATGAGGTAAGTAGTTGTTTGAAAAACCTGCCTCAAAGTTGTTAGGATTGGTAGATGTTGGTCTAGCTCCCCACATTGTAAATGCAGTTGAACCATTGATTGTAGCATCTTTTGCAGTTTGACGAGTATAAGAAGCGTTTACACCTAAGTTCTTAAATTGTCTTTGTACTTGCAATGTTCCGAATAATACATAACCAATGTTTGCATTAGTCATATAAATTGCGTTACCAATGTTTGGATTAGCTGCTGTTTGAGCTGCACCAGTTGCATCGTAAACTGAACGTTTAGCGAAACGAGTTCTACCATCACTTAATGTAATGTTACCTGTTGATGGTAATACTACGTTTTGGAATACGGTAGCGTTAATGTTCTTAATGTAAGTTCCTTCCGCAGTTACTGTCCATCCCAATACTTTCTTATCAACTGCTAATGTAGATTTCCAAACTTGCGGAAATTTATAATTAGGGTCAGTTACGTTAAGAGAATATGATTTAGATAAACCTGGCGTTGGAGTAGGTCTATAAGCGTTAATATCAGGTGAGAACATATATCCAGTTCCGTTTGTAATAGAACCAAACAATGCCATACCACTATTAGATGCCTGATTTGAAATCCATACGAATGGAGGAGGGCCTTGGAATAACCCAGTACCACCTCTGATTTGTAAAGTTTCATCATCAAACACATCATAGTTGAAACCAATTCTAGGAGAAATTTGTAATGAAGCTTTAGGTGCTAAACCTGTGTTCAAACGTACTCCATTATAGAATTTAGATAAAGTATCAACTACGGGATTGTAAAGGAAGTTATCAGCGAAAGAAACATAATCTGCTCTAACACCATAAGTAATAGTTAAATTATCTTTTACTCTGAATTTATCCTGAGCGAATAAACTTAATTCAGTATTTTTAGGTCCAACTAATGGGAAACCACCACTTAGAGAATATGATAAATCATATAATGCTGCTGGTTTAGTTCCAGCTGCCGAAGCGTAGAAATCAGCCAAACTATTGAAACGATATGCACCTGCGAATGAAGGTGAAAAACCATTTGAATATTGTTTGAATGAGTTTTGTGTTCCGAATGTAAATTCGTGCTTACCTTTGTATAAGTTGAAAATGTTATTCAATTGAACTACATCGGTATTCAATACGTTACCATAAGTAAATCTTTCAAAACCAAAAGTTGTATAAGGTAAACCATTACCATCTAAGATATCCACTTGAGGGAAATCACCACTACTTAATGAACTTCTGAAATCTCTTAATTGGGTATATCCAATTTGTAATTTATTAGAAGCGTTGTTAGAGAAACGAGTATTCAATTCTCCAATTACGATATCGGCATTGTTATTAATTACATAACCACTACCAAAGAACGGCATTGCAGTTGGACCTGGTCTTCTACCATTTGATGAGTTGATTGAACCACTATTAGAAGCTGGGATATCTGCTGAAGAACGTAACATTGTATATTTCAATGAGAACGAATTCTTATCATTAATAGTCCAATCAATCTTAGATGTTAATCTTTGTGATTTAGAACCATATTGATATCCTTGATACGCACCCGGATCGTAATTGTATTTATCAATTAAGAACTTTCTCAATGCATCTAATTCTGATGTTCTTGCTTGAGATACGTTAATACCATTTGGAGTATTAGTACCATCCGCTGCTACCCATTGGGTACCAGGTTCCATTCTACTTTCTTGCTCACCATTTACGAAGAAGAACAATTTGTTTTTAATGATTGCTCCACCTGCTGTAAAACCTTTTAAGTCATAAGTGAAATCCTGTTTAGGTTGTGTAATTTCACCAACTTTATAACCCTGTAAATCTTTATTCTTAATGAATTGATATACAGAACCGAATGCTTGATTCTTACCACTACGAGTCACAGTGTTAATAGAACCGCCAGCGAACCCACCATACTTAACATCAAATGGTGAAACGTTTACTTGGATTTGCTCAATCGCATCTAAGGAAATTGGTTGAGCTCCTGTTTGTCCACCTAATGTACCATCACCCAATCCGAATGAGTTATTGAAGTTCGCACCATCTAAGGTAACGTTATTCAATTGAGAACTCATACCACCAAATGATAAGTTGTTTTGAGAAGGAACTAATTTAACTAAGTCTTTCCAACTACGATTCACGTTTGGTACAGTCTCAATCAATTTTCTATTGATGATTTCCTGTGAACCATTACGGCTTGAGTTAAATACATTACTTTGTCTTGATGTTACCACAACTTCATTTAATGTGGTAGCCGCTTCAACTAAAGTAAAGTTAGCTTTGTAAGTTTGTCCTAACAATAAAGTAATATCACTTTGTGTTTCAGTTTTGAATCCCACAAATGATACCGTTACTACATAAGGTCCTCCAATTTTAAGGTTTGGTAGGTTGTATCTTCCATCCATACGAGTAGTTGTACCATACTTCGTACCAGTTGGTTGATGCACAGCTACTACGGTTGCTCCCGGAATAGACTGTTTACCATCCAAAACAATTCCTTGAATTTCAGATGTAGTCTCCTGCGCGTACGCCCCAAATGATAGAAGTGTTACCACCATCAAAAGGAGAAATTTTCCGATTTTTTTCATGTTTGTTTGTTTTTGTTTTAATTGTAACTTGTTAAAAATAAAAAAGGGTAAGAAGATTACTCTCCTACACCCTTAGTTTGCCCAGCCGCTTCCCTTACAAAACGGGCTGAAGTATTTGTATATAGATATGTATATTTATTCATAAGCTTGGTAACGATTTTCAGTTAATAACTATTATGCTATTAACAAAAGTTTTACAAATATACGAAAAATATTTTACATTACCAAACGATTTGATAATAACTTATTGTAATTCAATGATTTATACGAAAAAATGGAAAAAATAGCTAAAAATTCGAAAAAAATCGAAAAATTTGATAACTTGTTGATAATCAATAAGATAAATTTGCTAAAAAATTTGGAAAATTCGAAAATTTTGCGTATCTTTACTATGTAAAGAAATTAAGATTATGAAAAATTATAGATTATCCCTAAAACGTACCGAAATGGTGAATTCTGGGGCTTATGATGGTAGATTTCGTGAGAAAATTGTAGTAGATAAGAAGAAAAAAGTGAGTAAAGAGTTTGCTCGTAAGAAATATTCGTTCAATTTATTAAAAAATCAATAAAACCCCTTTAGTATGAGAGTAATGACACAAAAATCATTAGATTATCTTAAAAACAACCCTAAAGTTGCCGAATTTTTAACAAAAGTAAACGCCGAAAGAGCTGAATACTACAAAAATATGGCTTCTATGAAAGATAAAACCGATTTAACATTGGAAGTTGGTAACAAATTCCTTCGTTTATGGGATGGTTCATCTTGTTGGGGATTTATCAGTAGAGTTGATGGTGATTTAAAAGGTTCACCTATCAAAAAAGGTGATTTACTAAAAGCTGCTAGTTGGAAAGCTCCAGCAAAGCACGCTAGAGGTAATATAACCGATGGTACTGCTCGTTATGGAGTGTACGGACCGGAATATTTATAAAAATTAATGAAATTAAGACCTAACCAAATAGAACCGGTAGAAAAAGGGGTAGCCTTCTTTAATCAAAAGAAAGCTAGCCCTTCTATCATTGTTGCGCCTACCGCTTTTGGTAAAAGTATTGTTATTGCAGAAATTGCACATAGATTGGGTGAAAAATTATTGGTTATTCAACCATCCAAAGAATTATTAGAACAAAATTACAATAAATTTATTAATTTAGGGGGAACTGCTTCAATTTACTCCGCAGCAATGGGTGAAAAGGAGATTGGTGATGTTACATACGCCACAATTGGTTCTATTGTTAATATAGCCCATAAATTTCATACATTAGGTATCAAAAAAGTGATTATTGATGAGTGTGATAGATTTCCAAGAGAGCCGGATGGTATGTTAAGGAGATTTCTTACAGCTGCTAAGATAACTCATGTATTGGGATTAACCGCAACTCCATTAAAATTACAAACTAACATAGATGAGTATTTCAAACCATTCTCAAAATTGGTTATGCTCACATCTAAGAGTAAAAAAGGTAATTATTTCAAAGATATCATTCATGTTGCTCAAATTAAGGAAATGTGTGATATGGGATTCTGGTCACCATTACAATATGAATCATACGATTTCGATACTGGAGCATTAGTTTACAATTCCACAAATGCGGAATTTACCGATGATAGTATTAAGAAGGCTTATAAACAGCAAGATATTGGTGGTAAGATTATTAAGAGAATATCTGAATTAACGGATAGAAAATCAATATTAGTGGCAGTTCCATCTATTGAAGAAGCAAAGGAGCTTTCCACTCGTTTACCAAGCTGCGAAGCCGTATTTAGTGGTATGCCTGATAGTGAGCGTGATAGAATCATTGAAGATTTTAAAGCATTACGATTACGAATAGTAGTTCAGGTTACTATTCTTTCAGTAGGATTTGACCACCCGCAGTTAGATTGTATTATAACCGGCCGCCCTACCGCATCTTTGAGTTGGTGGTATCAGTTTGTAGGTAGAGTAACTCGTATCCATCCTGACAAAGCCAATGGGCTTGTAGTAGATTTTGTTGGTAGTGTACCTAAGTTCGGAAAGGTGGAGGATTTATATTTTGAATATGAAGAACCACTTTGGAAATTATATGGAGAAGGTCAAAAGTTATTAACAGGCATTCCATTACATGAAATTGGGTTACATAAACAAAATCAACCATCACCGCATGATATAGCCGCTCAAGGGCCTGTGGTTAAGATGACATTCGGAAAATATAAAGATACTGAAATTCGTAAGATTCCGATTTGGTATCGTAAATGGATGTTGGAAAATATTAAATGGAATCCGTTCAACAAACACATTCAGCAAGAATTACTACGTCTTAAGGAAATCGGTATTTAGGTTACCTAATATTTATTAGTATGTGGAATAAAGTAAAATACTATGTACTAAGATATTGGGTAGCTGTATCCTTCTTATTACTTGCTTTTTACTTTTACGAACCAACGCAATCAATAACACATTGTTCACCAAACACATTAAGTAGTGATACTCCTAAAACCTTTTTGGGTTTGGGTGAAATGACTTTGATGTGGATATTAATGGCAATAGCTCATAGTGCTAATGCCTGTTATTGTGATATAAAATCTCTTTTAAAGAAAAATAAATAAAAATGGCTTACTATATACACAAACAATTAATTCCCGTAGATAGGAATTTAGGTGACCCTAATTGGAGTAAAAGACAAATATGGGTTTTAAAATTAAATGCAGAAGATACAATCGATTCATTCGAAACGATAGAAGAAGCTCAAGTAAAAGTAGGAACTTTAATAAATGAAGACCCGAGTGGTAGAATTTATAAAGTAGTTGTAAAAAATGAGAATGGAACTTTTTCAGACATATAGTCCAAGTTTCCTGGTAATTGTCTAAGTCTTTATTAATACTGTCCTTTTAGTCCCAGTGTCCAAGTGTCATAAATATATATACTGGAAATATGCCAAACGTAAAGTTTTTTTCAATTATTTTTAAAAAAAAGAAATATACATGAAATCCTTTGGATATGTGAAAAATTATTCGTATATTTGTGAAACGAATAAAACTACATATATGAAAGAAGAAGTATCAATCGGTGAAATAATGCAGGAAAACGCAGTTGATTATTGTGAAAGAGTATATCCACACACTACTGAAGAATTTAAAAAGATTCAAGCTGAAATGTACATTACCTTTTGTAAGAAACAAAGAAACTACGGACCAGGTAACATTTCGGTTGGTACTTCATTAGAAACAAAAGAGGATGTTAAACTATCCTTAACTGGATTGTGGTTTAGAATTAACGATAAGGTGCAGCGATTAAAGCAATTAGTAGTATTAGGGCAGCCCGATGAAGTAGGTGAATCCATTCAAGACACTTATGAAGATTTATCAGTATATGGTATTATAGCTCAGATTGTTCAAAGAGGTAAATGGGCTAAATAATGAATTGGAGTGAATATTTTATTAATATAGCCGAACAGGTTAAATTAAAATCAAAAGATAAAAATACACAAATTGGAGTGGTTATAGTTGGTAAAGATAATGAGATAGTTTCTACCGGTTATAATTCATTTCCAAGAGGAATCGATGATAATATCGATGAAAGACAAGAGAAGCCAGAAAAGTATTTTTGGTTTGAACATGCTGAAAGAAACGCTATCTATAATGCGGCTAGAATCGGAGTATCTACATTAGGAACTACGATGTATATGACTTGTGGAATCAGTTGTGCAGATTGTGCCCGAGCAATTATCAATTCGGGGATTTCAAAAATTGTATTAAGAGAAGGTAAGGGAGCTACCAATCCAAAATGGCAAGATTCAGCCAAACGCTCCATGCAAATGTTTAAAGAAGCAGGTATCATTGTAGAATATTACGATTAGTAATATTTATTTACATGCAATATGTAAGTTTATCAAAAGTACCAAATAGGTATCCAACATTAAATAACTACACCAAATTTAAAGAGGATGTAGTACTGCTTAATGGTCTATACCCTGAAAGAAATAAAATAAACTTTAAATTACCAAAATTTGATGATATTACACCTGTTGATAATACAACATTTAGATTTGTAATTTCAGTTATTGCCGATGATACGGATACCAATCCAAGGTATTTTACATCAAAAACCTTCTATAATGATTTAAAATTAGCATATAGAGTTGGTAATCCATTTTTCCCAATACAAGCATTAATTGGTGGTGGTAGTGTTCTTACTATAAATCTTAAACAATATTTTGAAATATTTGATAAGTTTGAAAAAGAAGAAAAAGATACACCTGTTGATGTTGTTAAAAACATTTTCATATCAGATGTATCCGAAACGAATGATAATATAGATAATTTTAAAAAGGAATTAGCTGATGTAAATAAAGAAATTGATACATTCAACGAAGATATAGCTGAATTAGAAACTGAATTAAAAAATCAAGAAACAAAACCATCTAAAGGAATTGATAAACTTAAATTTATTCAAAGAAAAGGTTCAAACAATAATGGAAATTTAAAAGATAAGATTAATAATTATAAAGTTCAATTAAATGCCTTAATTATAAAAAGAGATAAATTAACTGAAAATATAAAAGTGGCAACTGAATCAGTTAATAGGTCATTATTATCGGATAATTCTACAATTGATTATGAAGCATTTATAAAGTTTATAGATTTTATGGTACAACCACCTAAGTTTGAACTTGCAGGAATTGAAACAAACAATGTAATTCCTGCTGAACAAATTGGTGAATGGTCTGGTGAATGGATTTCTGCTTATAAGAGAAGACAGGCTGGTGAGGTTATAGAAGCAACTACCGTTGATGAAAGAATAACACCACCTAAAAAAGAAGAAGAAAAAACATTTATACAAAAAGTAGGAGAGTTGCCTGTGATTAAACAAATAGTTGGTGCAGTTAAAGCAGTGGGAAATTTCTTTAAGAAGTTATTCTCCGATTCTAGATTAAAAACCGATATTGTTAAAGTTGGACAGGTTGAAGATATTAATATATACAAATTCAAATTTAAATTTGATAAATCAAAAACTCAAATTGGTGTTATCGCTCAAGAATTATTAAATACTAAATATGCCGATTGTGTATCAACGGACCCAACAACCGGATTTTATGTTGTGAATTATAATATATTACAGCAAAAAGTAGATATAGTTGGTGGTATCGATAGAATACAAAAAGAATTAACAAGTGGTAAAGGTTTGTTTGCTAAAATAAAAAATAAAATAGAATCACCAAAACCAGCCTATCAAACGGAAGTTCCAACTAAAAAATTAACAATAGGTAGCAAACTTTCTAAATTATCAAACGATTCTAAAAAAGATGTTGGTAATACTATTTTTAAAAGAAAAAGAAAGTAGTTTAAATCAATTGTAGTATATTTATAGGTAATAAAAAGATTGCCTATGGTTAGTCCTAATGTTTCATGGCAAAAGTACCTTAATAGTTCTAACACAGCTATTAACAAATACTTGAAAACCTATGGAGACTCACTTCTTCACCAAACATTTAAGCGATTAACATCAGCAATTAAATCTAAAAAATCTCACATCATTTTATTTCGTTTTAAAGATTCCGATATTGTTTCCAACATCGGCAAGGATGATTATATCCAAGCATTAGAACATTTACTAAACCTTTGTATTAAATTAGAAAAATACGAATTGTGTAGAGATATACATAATGAATTAAAAGTAATTCAATTAAAAAAAGCAAGAGGTAAAACACCAAAAGCAAAAGTTACATCACCTTAACAAATTAAAATGGTGCTATGGCTAAGAAAGAAAAAATTCAAAGTTTAGAAGAATTGGAAACGGTAATACATTCATTACCAAAAGTTATAAAGAGAATTAAATTTAAAACCAAAAATCAAAAGAGATTTTATAAAGCGATAGAGAACGAAGGGAATAACATTATAATGGCTCATGCATTAGCCGGCGCCGGAAAAACTTACATTTCAATACAAAAAGGATTAGAATTATTATTACACAAATCATCACCAATAGAAAAACTTATTATTATCAATCCAACAGTCGATGTTGGTAACGAAGATAAGTTAGGTCATTTGCCTGGTGATTTAATGGAAAAAATAGAAGTACATAACGAATCATCATTATTTATCTTAAACAAAATTATCGGACCTGTTGAAGTTAAAAAATTAATTGATACTAAAAAGATTGAGTTTAGAGTGATGAATTTCTTAAGAGGTATTAACTTTGAAAAAGCATATATTATTTTAGATGAGGCACAAAATGCATCACCACTACAGTTGAAAACTTTAATCACTCGTATTTCAGATGATTCAAAATTAGTTATCGAAGGTGACCTTTCTCAATGTGATAAGTATCGTGCTAACGGAATACCGGCATATCAGAAAAGTGGATTTTATGATGTATGGAAACGATTAGCAGGAATGAAGGGAGCATATCAAATAGAATTTACAGCTGAAGATTGTATTCGTTCTGGTATCGTTAAAAGGGTATTGGAAAGATACGAATTAGAGGAGCAAATTGTATTAGGTGAAAGTAATCCATTTGAACTGAATTTAGACACCCCATCGGAGGGGGAAATTATAGAGGGTGTTTATATGGTAGAAAATTAACATATTTCATAACTCATTAATTTACAATAAGATATAACTCATTGATTTTCAATGGGTTATATTTTTGTCCAAAAAAACAGCATAAATCATTGATTTTCAATGAAAATACTTTCTAAATAGACTAGAAAACGCTTGTTTATATGAAATATTTTTCGTATCTTTATTACATAAAGAAAGATAAGATATGAATAACACAAAGAAAGTAGTATGGATTGATATGGATGGTGTATTGGTTGACTTTTCTAAGCAAGTAGAAATTGTTCTTAATCGAAGCCCACATTTAAGAGTAGATTATGAAGGTAGATATGACCATATACCTGGCATATTCAGAACAGCGCCACCAATTGAAGGAGCTATTGAAGCCGTTAAGAAATTAGCAGAAAGTGGAAAATACGAATTGTACATTGCTACCGCAGCACCTTGGGGTAACCCATCTGCGGCTATGGATAAAAGATTTTGGATTGAAGAATACTTTGGTGATTTGTTTCGTAAGAAAATGGTAGTTTCTCACTTAAAAAATATGTTAATTGGTGATTATTTAATCGATGACAGAACTGCTAACGGAGCAGGAGAATTCAAAGGTGAGTTATTACGATTCGGTTGGGCTTACGAAACTGAAAATTGGAACGAATACCCTAATTGGGAATCAATAATTAAAAAATTATTATAATGAAAAAATTAATACCCCTTTTAATTTTATTTTCAGCATGTACAAAAGATGATGAATATATTCCACAAAAAGAATATTCATTCACAATCGATTCTGTATTAACACGTGATGGGTTGAGAAGTTTACCAAAAGACCAAAATGGATTATACCATTTAAAAATTAATTCAGTTGGAACATCACAATCACATAGAGTTACTGGTAGAATTTTAGTTAATGGCAAAGAACCATATCCTAATGAAAAAGTTTCGTTTGAAAGTAATCTTTATTGGTGGTTGCGTAGAGGTGATACAACAGCTACTATTACACAATCGTATGTAAACTATTTTACAGGTCAATTTACAATAGTTAATTTACCACCATTAATATCTAATAAAGATGAATTAGTACCAACTACAAATGCATCTTCTTATAGCGGAAAGGGTGGTGAAATAAATAATGTAATTGCCCCTATTAGAGAAATGATTGGAGATACTTTAATTTTAAAATCATCTCATTATACTTCCAAAAAAATAATTTATACAAAAATAGTATTAGAATAATGAAAACTAAAGAAATTAAATTAAATATGACTCCAATTACGGAGAAAACCTTTGAAAGACAGGGTTGGAAAAAAATATCCGTAGGGGATGGTGAATCTATGGAAGATGGTGATGGATATGATGATTATTATTTTACGCTACCACTCCCAAAGCATAGAGATGATGAGTTTTCACCTATGTTCGTATCTAATTCAACGGATGAAGGTCTATTGATAAAAGAAATTGGATTAAAGCCAGGTCAATTCTTTATTGAAATAATGGATATGGATGGGTTGGGATTTTGTGCTTCGGAAGAAGAATTGGATGTATTATATTCTGCATTAACAGGAGAGGATATTGAAGAAAATTTGGAAAATCAAAAATAAATTCGTATATTTGTATTATGAGAAATTATAGTGAACAACAATTGAAAGAAAACTACGATAAGTTTATTACCTTCGTAAAGAAAGCATTCGCATCCCAACCAGAAAGATTGGAGAAACTTTTACACATGTACTCCGAAGAAGAATTGGGTATGGAATTAACGGTAGCACCTGCTAGTGGTAGATTACACTTCCACTCAGCTTATGTAGGTGGATATATTGACCATGTGATGAATGTATGTAAAAATGCAATCGGGCAAATGACACAATTTAAAAACAATGGAGGTACTATTGATTTTGAAGTTGAAGAATTATTGTTCGCAGCATTACATCACGATCTTGGTAAGTTGGGTGATGGTACTCATCCGTATTATGTTCCTAATCCATCAGATTGGCATGTTAAGAATCAGGGTGCAGTGTTTACCCAAAATGGAGAGCTTCATTATATGGACGTAACTCATAGAGCAATTTGGTTGTTACAAAAGTATGGAATTTCATTTACCCAAAAAGAAATGTTGGGTATTATGTTGGCAGATGGATTGTATAATGAAGCTAGTAAAAAATACTTCATATCTTATAGTGAAGAATTTTCATTGAAAACCGAACTTCCATATCTTATACATTGGGCAGACCACATGAGTTGTAGAATTGAAAGTTCTGAATATAAAAATGGTATTAAATTTTAATTTGGTTATATTTATTATCCGATAGAGCTGGCCAGCATATCGGCGTATCATCCAAAAGGAGATACAAACTTAACGCTTAAAAAAGGTAAAATTATGAAAAATCAAATTCAAAGGGGATTCCCTAACCCCGCATTTAGGGACGAGTTCTTCTCACCATTAGATACTTTATTCGATAAAGTATTTTCAGAATCATTTCCTGAATTAACAAAGGAAATTGGTATCAACCCATTCCAACAAAACGCTTATCCAAAATGTGACATCATTAACTTTGATGACCGTATTGAGATTGTAGCAGAAGTTCCGGGTTTAACTAAAGAACAAATTACTATCGATGTGGATGGTGATGTGATTACATTAAAAGGTGAAAAATCAAGCAAAGCAACTGAAAAAGAAGGTGGAGTATATCTTCGTAGAGAAGTTAAACGTTCATCGTTCTTAAGAAGCTTCACAGCTGATTCTAAAATCTTTAATTTGGATGCAGTAAAAGCAACATTCGAAGATGGTGTATTGGAATTACAAATACCAAAGAGAGAACCCGAAAAGCCTAAGAAAAGAACTATTTCAATTGGTTAATTTAACTAAACAAACAAACTAACAATAGGTGAGGGTGATTAATTTCACCCTCATTTTTATTTTGAGTATATTTATATATACAATTAAAAAAAAACAAATTATGAAACCAGAATACAAAATGAGAGCTCAAGAGCATTTGGAAGCAATTGCTAAAAGAAACAAAGTTATTGCTGAAATGTTAGCAGGAGAAAGGCCTGTTAATCAAGCAGAAGCTGTACAAATTACGAAAGAAATTGAAAGATTGGTAGAACTAACAACAAACATAGTAGATTTATCTTAATATGAATTGGTTAAAGTATTTAGTTGGATTATCGGCAATATTAGTAGCAGGATGTGCAGCTTATTTTTCCGTAACAGGATTAGGTGTTCTTTTCGCAGGAGCATCAATTTCCGTTATGGTTATGGCTGGTTCATTAGAGGCTGCTAAATTAGTTGCAGCAACCTACCTAAAGCAAGAGTGGGATACCCTTAAAGGATTTAACAAATGGTATTTAACAATATCAGTTGCAACTTTAATGATTATCACATCAGCTGGTATCTTTGGTTATCTATCTAATGCTTTCCAACAACAAAACTTAGAACTACAAAAAGTTGAAAGAGATATTGCAGTATATCAAACTCAAATCACAAAAAATGATGCGGAGATTGCTAGATATACAACTCAATTAAATAATCAACAAAATATCCGTAACTCACAAGAGAGTAACCTATCTAAACAAATTGATAATAACAGGTCTACATCAAGGGTATCTCAAATGATTAGAACAGCGGATAAAGAAATCACATCAATATCCAAACGTATAGATGAACTAACTATACAAAATAATGTAGCGTTAGACTCAATCAATTCAATTAAGAATAACAATATAGAATTAGAAAGAGAAGTTGGTGGATTCCGTTTCGTAGCCGAAGCATTTGGTGTTCCACTTAACGATGTTGTTAAATTCTTTATTCTTATAATTGTATTAGTATTTGACCCATTAGCGGTAGCATTGATTATTGCCTTCAATGGATTAATTATGAAACGTAAGGAAGAAGATGATAAGTCCGAATATATTCCAAATTCGAATAAGGAATATGAAGTGTATGGTGATAAACAAAAGCAAAAAGAAGCTTTAGTTGAAATGATGCAAAACGATGAGCAATTGGGATTGTATAATGAACCAACAACTTTATCTGAAAAGGATGCAGAAATATTTTTTAATGAAATAGAAAAACCATCCGAACCAAATCAGAAATTAAAAGATGCGGCTCAGAGATATAGTGATGAAGTAAGAAACAAACATATTCATATTGATGATTTTGTTATAGAAGAACCTACTTTAACTGATGAAGAAAAGAAAGCTTTAGAACCTGAAATTAGTGATGAGATATTATTGAAACTACAACCCGACTATTCAAAAAGACCTATTGATTATGATGGTGATGGTTCTATCGATGGATATGATACAAATGGTGATGGTATAATTGATGTAGTTACCGCAGCTCACCCACATAGAGCTAGACAAATACAAAATATGAGACCATACTATGCTAGACCTGATTTCAATTGGGATGACCGTAAGAATTGGATAAATGACCAAAATGCAGTTAATTATTGGATAAAACACATAAAACCATCACAATACCCTACTGACTTCTCTGGAAAATCGTATTAATATTTGGTATTCTGAATAAATTTTCGTATATTTGTATAACAACAAATAATACCAAAATGATGAATTTAGGATACGCTTGTATCAATATGAGTATGGGTAAGAAAGTAGGCACTAACCGAACAATGGTTAAGAGAACTTTCGAAGCAAAGGGTTTAGATTATGTTTCCGAACTTGCATTACTCAATGCAAAGGATATTATTAAAATCTTAGAATGGAATAGATTAAACGGAATTAAATTCTTTCGTTTATCATCTGCTCTTGTTCCTTGGGGTGATGGTTTGGATTTAACTAAATTAAAAGATTACAAAGAAATTAAGAGAGAGTTAAAGAAAGCTGGTGATTTTGCTAAGTTTTGGAACATGCGTATTAATTCGCATCCCGGTCCATTTAATGTATTACCATCACCCAATGAAAAAGTAATTCAATCTACTATTGCGGATTTAGAATTACATGGCAAGATATTCGATATGATGGGGTTATCTAAAACTCCATATAACAATATTAATATTCATTGTAATGGTGTTTACGGAGATAAACAATCTGCGATGGATAGATTAATTACAAACTACAAAAGACTCTCACCAAGCGTACGCAAACGATTGACATTGGAGAACGATGATAAGGCTTCTATGTATTCCGTAAAAGACCTTATGTATATCCACAAACATACAGGCATTCCAATTGTGTTCGATTATCACCATCACCAATTTTGTACAGGTGGATTAACTGAAGAAGAAGCTCTTAAATTAGCAGTAACAACTTGGCCTGATGGAATTACACCTGAAGTTCACTATTCAGAATCAAAAGCATTGCACGAAAATAATCCAAAGGAAAAGCCACAAGCTCACTCACTTTATATTAACTCACTTCCAAATACATACGGATTGGATGTGGATATTATGGTGGAGGCTAAGGGTAAGGAATTAGCAATACTTCCATTTATAGATAAAACTCCAATATGTGAATATAGTGGATTAACCGCAGTTGAGGCATACGCATGATGAACTATATAGCAATATTAACTTTTCAAATAATGTTCAATATCTTTAAGGTGTTGGAAATTAAATTTACATACGAAAACCAATTGAATCGATTACTAATTAATTCCGTATGGATTAACTTGGTATCACTTGCTTCAGTTTATTTTTCATTAGATAGTTTATTGAAAGGAGATATGTGGGTACTACCATTTTATATTGGTGGTAGTGTGTTGGGTAAATGGATAGCAATGACTCAGATGGAAAACTTAGAATCAAAATTATTTTCATTCTTTAAATCAAAACAAAATGGCAAAAGCAAAACTAGAATATGATTTAAATGAACCAGATGATATGATGGCCCACAAAAGAGCCGTTAAATCATTAGATATGGCTTTAGCATTATGGGAAATAACTCACAATACTAAAAAAGGTTTAGAGTGGAGTATGGAAGGTAAGGAGATTGATAAATACGAAGCATTGGAGATGGTATATGAAAAAATATATGAAATCTTAGATGAGCATAATATAAAATTGGATGATTTAATAATTTAATATGAATACATTAGATAAAAAATACCAGCAACTATTAAGTGATATAATTGAATTTGGTGTAGAGAAAAAGGATAGAACCGGAACTGGTACTATATCTGAATTCGGTCATCAAATTCGCCACAAAATGAGTGAAGGGTTTCCTTTACTTACTACAAAGAAAATGGCATGGAAGCAAGTAGTATCTGAATTACTTTGGTTCTTAACAGGACAAACTAATATTTCATTTTTACTTAAACACAATAATCATA